GGTCAAAGGAGGGGGGCGTGCCAAAGAGATATCGGAAAAGTTCCGAGAATGGATGGAATTCGTTCCCACGAAAACTCGTGAGGGTTCCACCCTCCTTGGCCGGGATTCCACAGAACTTTGTGGCTTTCCACGTTGGATGACAGTCTGTCGTCTCGACTACCTGGATTTTATCCAGAAACTCCCTCGTGATGACGAGGGTGTTATTCATCCGTGTGTCCAGGCGGGAGAATCCCGCCAGGACACCTTCTTCGATTTCGAGAATTTTCGATACGAAGATCCTATATACGGACTTGATGAAACCTCTGGTTTTCAGCTCCACCAATGGTCTGTATATGAGCTCATCAAAGCCGGAATCTTATCCGGTGATGAGCATCGACCCGATAGCCTCCATCTAGTAGATGGGGTGTTTCCTTTGATTCGAAGGTCAACTATCGGCGAACCCGGGGCAAAGTCGCGGGTTGTCACCGTGGGGGAAGCTTGTCTTACAATTTTCCTCCAGCCTTTCTCCCACCACATAACAGGTAGGTTACGTACTCATCCATCGGCTATGTCGGGTCTTACCCGGGCCGCGCAAGGATACGAATACGTGAAGGCACTTCACTTGAAGGAACATCCTCAAGTGGAGAAGCTAGATCTGAAGTTATTAACTTCTGACCTAACGACCGCGACGGATTTCTGTCTACATAGTTTTAGTCAAGCCATGCTTGATGGACTATGTGACGGATTACAGGAATTTTCTGTATATCATCGCTTATCTAATAGGCTGCTTTGCTCCCCTCGACAATGTGTCGACGGGGATGATGTCTGGACCACGTCAAGAGGAATCCTGATGGGTGATCCAGGCGCTAAAGCTGTTTTAACTATGCACAACCTTTGTGCAGAGTTAGAAGCGTTTATTAGATACCGGACCGATCGAGATATCTCGGAAACGGAGTTGCTCCGTCACCTGGAGAAAATGAAGGAAATTCCTTCCTCCTGGTGGAGACATTTCGCTTGTAGTGGGGATGACCACACTGCAATCGGTCCGGAAGAGTACCTTCGGGAGCTAACAAACTCCCACGCACGAAACGGCATGGCTGTCTCGTGGCCTCAGAACTTTGTTTCAAAGATCGGGGGATTCTATTGTGAAGAAAGTTTCTTCATAAAAGGGTACTCAACCAAGGAGCTTTTTCTTAAAAAGTTCCTTTGGCAACTCGGATATGAAAGTCATGTCCATGTTGATGCTCTCAAGCTAAGACTTCTCTCCCCTTGCTCCAAGGAGCATGAAGGGAAGGATGAACCCAATCCATCGATTGGTAAGTCTCAACAGCTCAATAAAGTATTGAGGTGGCTTGAACCGCCGTTAGACCTACTTAAGAAGTTGGCCTCGTGGAGGTTTTGCGACCGCATGTCAGGACATTTACCTGATGACGGTACACATTTTCTTCCAGTATCACTGGGTGGATTGTCGACGCCTGCTTGGCATCTGACCTTCCAGGATGTAGAGGGTATACTCATTGAGTTATCCCCATCCCATTTGTCCCTGATAGAGAAAGTTCTATCGGGAGACTCTTCCCATTTGGATCGTCGCGTGATTTCAAGCTTTGCTTCGAATTCGCGGGCGAGGGGAATTGACGCTGACGTGATCGAGGATCACGTCCGCGAGCTTCTGTCGAATATTGATTTGACGAAAGCGATCGACGTCGATGAGATACAAAGTATCATAGACGTTGACCCCGACGAGTTCAAAAGTTGGACCGCCAGGAAGAAGTTCCACGTTGCTTCAACGCATAACTTCATTTCGATCAATGATGCCATTAATTTGATCGAAAGACCATACATATTTCGGGATCTTTTGTTCCCTGATATGTCAGAGAAGCACGGGTACACTCCCGTGTCCTCTGTGCCGTACTCCAATGCTAATTGGAGTCAGCGAAAACGAAAGTTCAATAGTTTATTGGACAGACAGGTACCAGATGGCGAGGCAAGGCCTCTCTCTGTCGATAATTTTCTACACATTGTGTCGAATGTAACCGACGGATTGAATCTGGAGATTCCTCCCTCGAACTTGCTAATTTCGAGAGATGTGGTTGCGGTCGAAAGTCGCCCGCAACTACGGACACCTTATAGGTGTTTGGGATCTATCCTTTAGGGTGTAAGAAGTTTCTTCCACTCACACTTTTCAAGATAGTCTTGGAAATTGT